AAATGATATTTAAAATCATATTTCAATCTAGGCCAAAACTTAGATGGACGTTTAGGCTTAGTTTCTCTAATAGGATTATTGTCTGGTTTTTCATACTTTTTAACACCTATTATATCAGTCACATCTGATCCTTCTGTATAACCCCATTTCATAGGTCTATCAGAATTAGGAAGAATAGACAATGGAACAATTAATCCTTGAGATAATTGACCTCTAAGTTTAATAGTTTTTACTCTAAACTTTTTACTTCTAAGAAATTCAAATTCATCCTTTTCAGGAACTACTGTATCTATCTGAATATAACAGCATAAGTCCCCTACATTATATTCTCTTTTCTTACATACCACATCCCATCCAAGTACTGTTACACATTCAATTGTATCAGCCCCTTCTATGGGTTGCACATTAGTTACTCTTTGTATTGTTGCTAAATTCATCGCATTAAACGTTTTTCATCATCAGACATATTCTTAAATCTTTCTTGTTCTAAATCTTTATGATTAGTATTTTGAATAAGATTAACTAGATTCTTATTTTGCTGATCTTGTTGTTCTAATTTCTTTAGAGTCTCTTCAATTTGTTGTCTTGTTTTACTCATAACTCATTATTTCTTGATTTAAGTTAGGCATCATATCATATTGTTTATGATCTCTTACTGAAGATTCTGTGATATTATTACCAAACTGTTTTCTAATGAATTGAAAATATTCATTAAAATATCTTGAATCTTTTTCTAAAATCATCAGTAATTTAGAATCAGGTCTGAAACATCTTTTTAATTGATCTTTGGTATAAATCTTAGTATATTCTCCTTCTAAAAATGCTGTGTAGTTAATGTCAGGTCGAATCTCTATAACATGAATTTGTTTATTGTAGATATATTCTCCCTCTAACTCATTATTTTCTCTTAATGTCTTTATAAGATCTCGACAAAAGTCTTTAGATCTTATGAAAAGACATAGGCCTCCGGGACATCTTTGTAGTAACAGCATTAATATCTTGATTCACTGCTGCAATTGCAGGTAATGATTTTAAGAGATTAACCGCTGGTAGCAAATAAAGTCTTGTTCTATTTAAATAGTATTTCCCTACATTGGGAAGTTCTGTTACATTATAATCTATCATGTGCTTTATCTAATAACTCCAAAAAGAATTCTAAAGTCATAGTGACTTGAGTATATTGTGGAGCCTTTTTCTTTGTTGTTGGTAATTTGTGTATTAAAATATACGGATAATTATGTACAGGATCATCACCCATTAAATATTGTTTACATAGTTCTTCATTCTCTTCATAAAGAGATTCGTATTTTGGTCTCAACCTTTCGTATCCTGATTTACATTGTATTTTTAAAGGTAGGTTGACTAGATCAATTTTACAATTATCCATTAATCTACTGGCTAATCTTGCTGTTTGAATCTTAGGCCAATATTTTAATAGTTTTAATCGTATATCTCTTTCTAGTCTATTACCTTTTTCCTTATTTGGACTTGGCATTTTTTAATTTTTCCAAACGTTCTGTATATAATTCTACATTCATTTGACATTGACGTAATTCTTTTGTATATTTATCAATGTCTCTCAATCTTTGAATCTCAACCTTATTGTCTACAGATGCTTTACATTCTTCATAAGTAGTAAAAATTTCACTTTCTTGAACATAACTGCTTTTAGAACCACATCCATAATCTATAGAATATTCAGTTTGTATTTCAAAAGTTGGTTGAAAGTTATAATGATTCCAAAAGATGCAGTGTTTTACATTTTCAATTTCTCCTTGCTTAATATTACCGTCCCATCTTTCTATCCATACCTTGTCTCCAGATTTATATTTAGGATAAGGTATCTGATCTTTATCAAAATTATTTTCCATATTGTAACATTATTTTAATATCTCCATTCTTATATTCATCTTTATCAATTTCCATAAATCCATATTTCTTAAAAAAGTTTAGACTTATAGTATTTTGTTCTCTAACATTACAAGTCATCTTACATTCTTTTGATGAAAGTATGTCTAATAATTCTGTTCCAAATCCTTGCTTCTTGTATTTATCACTAACTACAATAAAGTTAATATGAATTCTATCTCGGTTAACTTGAGTATAACTCACTAATCCTTCAAGAGTAGTTTCTCTTAAAGTAAGTAATTTAGAACTACTTGTAAGGAAATCATCTAATGAAATAGGAAATTCAAAATAAGACTTAAAGAATCTATAATGTTCTTCTGTTTTATCTTCTCGCTGAATTAACATATCTTTTTCAATTCAATTAATAAATTCTTTAGAGGAATATTTAATAGTTGTGACAGATCATTAGTGGCTTGTTGATAACCTATCATATAACCACGTTTAACATCTTGGTCAATATTATCGTATGATTCTCCCATAAACTCTGCGTGTCTAATTACAGCAACTTGAGATACATTTTTTATATCCATTTTATTTCTTCTTGATTTGATTCTAGTAAATACTTGTTTACATCTTTATAAAACCCTTCAAATTTAATATTTCCATGAGTTTCTGCTGCTGGATGATTTCTCATTAATTTATAATGAATTGAATCATTAATTAAATGAGAATAACTTTGAGCAGTTTTTCCCAAGAATACAAATATTAAAGAATCGTTAGATTCTCTAATAATTTTAAACTCGTTGAATATTTTAAATAGTTCTGTTATAAATGGTTGCCATATAGCAAAATGACTATTAGGTTTCCATTGCTCACAAGTTAAACTAGCATTAAGCAATACTACCCCTTGATCTACCCAAGGTTTTAAAGTTCCATCAAAAGTTGATGCTAGATCATTAGTCTGATATTCTTGTTCTAATTCTCTAACCATAATATTTAGAGATGGTTGGAATTTATCTTCACAGGCAAAACTATATCCAGTAGCTATTCCGGGTTGAGGATACAGATCTTGCCCGCAAATTACGACTCGTATATCTTCTGGATTAATAGACAAACATTTAAGTATTTTACCCGGATTATCTGGACATAACTTATGACCAGTGTTCATCACGTTTAAAATAGTTTGATCCAATAAATCTACTAATCTAGTATCAGTACTATTAAAGAATAATGTCTTCCATTCTGGATGAATCTGACTTAATACTAATTCTGTTACATTAGTCATTTATTTCAAAAATTGTAAGAATGTTATTTTCAATATTAAAACTACAATCTTCACAATTAATAGTTTCATGCCAAATTTTACTAAAAAATCTAACATCATCTTGATCTTCAATAACTACATCCCATAAATAAGATTGTAATCTCCTTGTTGAATATTTTATACTATCTTGGTATGAAGATAGTATAATTCTTTGATCGTCTGTTAATACAAATTCTTTATTCATAGAATGTAATTTGTCGTGGAAAAACTTCGGTGAGAGTTGTATTTTTCATATCAATGTGGTCATTATAACCGTGCCAGTAATTTCCTTTATAATATTTACCCGTTTCAAGACTTTGTAACACAATCCTGTAATCAGTTTTTATATTATTGGTAGATATATGAGAAATTAATTTAAATCCGGGAAATTTCTGACCCCTAATCATTTCCTCAACATCTCCATAATTCTCAAGATCTATAATAGTTTCATTCATAAAACTTAATTGTATAATTGTTATCTAATGTTCTTTCAATCATGAAAGATTTGTATGTATCTAATATATACTCAAGCCATTGACCAAGCATTCCAGACTTATTGCCTCTTGCGGCTATTATAAATAAATCAGATTTCATATATAATTCTATGAACAACTTTATATCTGCTTTTTGATCTGGTAATATTGGTTCAAAGTATTTATATCTTTGTTCTGTTGTTAATTTTAAACTCCACATTTTTCTAATTTAAATCCTGTAGTTTCTTTAAGATATTTAGATGACAGTTGAAATTCTTGTTTTTCAATATTATAAACAATCATTTCTTGATAAATTAAAAATGGATTATGAGTAGTAAATAATACTTTACATTTAAACTCATAAATAAATCTATCTATTATGTTGGTCGCTTTAACCTGATTTTTTAAAGAAAAACCTTTGTCAAATTCATCTAAACAAATTAATGTTTTTTCAGGAATTATTTGATCTTTAATTTTATTTAAAAATTTACTTAAATAAATCATCTCACCTTCTCCATGACTTTTCCTGTCCGCATAAAAAGCACCACTTTCAATATAAGCACTTGCATCAAATGAAGTATCTAATGTAGAACCTGCTTCTAAATGAGCATTAAATCCAAAGGCTAATTCAAAATCATGTTCAGATAGTGTAATATAATCTTTTAATTTAAGTTTTTTATCATTTAATATAGTATCAGAGTATTGTTTTTTAGAAGTAATAAAATTACCAATAATAGCATCCAACAGACTAGATTTTCCAGAACCATTATCTCCTACAATACAAATACTATTAATGTGTTTAGAAAATTCTAAGTTATATTCTGCTCCTTCTTTAAAATTCCTAAAATCTTTACTTATAGTAATTTTCATTTTATTAATTCTTTTATATATGTTTTACAACCAATTTGGTCATTTGTATAAAACTCATAAACATCCTTATATTCACACTCCATTATTCTATTTTCCCAATTATACTTTTCAGATAATTTATTAGATACCATAATACCTGTTGCATCATTATCATATAAAAATATCTTTTTAGTAAATAAGTCATTAATATATTCTACTTTATCTTCAGGAATATAACTACCTTCATTTTGTAATGCAATACTAGGTATTCCTAAATGATAATCTAAGTAGATTCTATCCTTTTGACTTTTAGTAATTACTAATTGATCTGTTATTGTAGAATAATGTAATAATTTATCATAACCAAATATATCATTATTTGAACAATTAGAATACCATTTGAATTCTTGATTAGGCCAGTACAGTTTTACATGATCTGTATCTGGAAAGTAATAAGCAATAGTATCTATCTTATGAGGATTATGATATTTATTCTTAAACCACTCTCCTTTCTCTTGAACCCAATAATCTTCAACTAAAAATATTAATTCTTTATTTAGTTGAGCATTATCCAAATTAAATATATTGGTACTAAATTCTTTATGTGTAAATCGGATTTGTGTTTTAAGTTTACTAATATTCCTGTTGCTAGACGACACTAACTGCTTAGTAGTTGTACTTGCTATTTCTTGTAATGCTTGTTTATAATTACAATGCTTTACTTCTTGTACAACATCAAATATATTCCAATATAACTTACCTTTATAAGTTGCATTGTCTACAAAATAAAGTAATCCGGGAATACCATACAAATCGGCATCCCGGATCACTATCATTTCTAAATGGAGATTTATATTTCTTATTTAGATCTGGATATATATTCAGAAATCTAAGAAATACTTGCTCCTGACTAATAATATCAAGCAGTTCATCTTTGTTTATATAAGTTGAACAGCCTTTATACATATTAGACCGTCCAACCTACTGATGGGGATGGATTATTAGGAACATTATTAAGAACAGTATCACGGTTAAATGGTACAAGATCTACAGTATACATACCTTTGAGAAGATTGTTATCTGCTGTAACATTTTTAGTAAATTGACCTTTAGACCAGTCAGATACTTTTCCAGAGAACATAATCTTATCAAGATTATATTGAGTAGCGCCAATAGACATACGTTGTTTAGTTACAATACCCCCATCTTGAGTTGCTTCATCCTTATCCTTTACTACCATTGGCAAAGTAACATAAGTACCATCCATCATCTTAGCAAGGTTATTCAAGCCACTATAATCACCACTAAATACGGTGCTAGCATCTTGTTTAAGTTGTTGCATTTGAGTATAAAAATCTTCACCAGAAGTACGGTCAAATGATACAAGACGTTGTACAAAAGTAATTAGTGCTGCTTCACCAACAACCAATGGTTTGTGACTAGCAAATTCAGGTTTAACTTCTTGACTTCCTGCTGCTTTAGCCCAAAGAATATTACCAGTAGATGTGATGATTTGATAATTGCCAGATTGTGTTACTGGTTGTTTATCACCAATGTTAAGAATAAATCGTTGTACACCAACAGTATCACCTTTCAAGAAGATATGTAGTGGACGTTGATTATTACCATTCTGATCTTGTACAATATCATAAGATGGATCATAGGTAATTTCTCTACCCTGCCATTCTTCCAATTGTTGTTTGTTAGGATTAACACCCAAGAATACAAAATTCTCAAGACCTGTGTAAATTTGATACTGACCAGCACCTACTTTAGTACCAGCATAAGGATTGTTAGTTTGTGACATACTTATTTTTAATTGTTTGAATGAGTGAATCTAATGTTTGGTAATCTTCAATTGTCTCAAGAATTAAATCTTCTCTAATCTGTTCTTGAGTTATTGCTTTATTAATCAGACCAAAGTGATTTTGTACTTGATAATCTGATACTTTTCCACTTTTCCCAAACGTACAGTTAGGAAATGAATATACTTGATATGCTACATAGACAGGAGATTTACTAAGTAGTGCTTCTACAAAAGTTAGATCAGCATCTACTTTAGATTGCATTTCTTGTTTCTTTTGTTGAAAGATACTATCATACTCCTGTTGTTTGATAATATTAATTTCTCTTGCTATTTTTCCTGCAAGAGCATTAATTTGAGTTTTATCTAATTTCATTAATCTAAAAAGATTTGATTCCAATTGTTTTTAAACTTTCGTGGTTCTTTCTTGGTAATATAATCAGGATTCTCTAATTCAAGAATTACAAACTCTTGATTAGCCAAATGATCTGGTCTAGCACCAGTAGCAAGATCCTGCTCATGAGTTTTAAAACTCAACATCGTTTGATTAGCATTCTGGGGGTTTCTGTAAATATAACCAATAGCATCTGCTTCTGCACATACAATTGATTTAAGTTTACCTGTCAATTGAATATCCTTAGCCTGTAAATCCTTACCCTGTTTATTGATAGAAGAATTCTTAACATGACTTACTAAGATAAAACATTTGTTACATCTATTCTCAATAGGTTTGAGAAGTTCATCAAATGCTTTTCTAAGCCAATCATAACCACCTCCTGATGGTAATTCAGATACTACATCAGTACCAGCAAAACTCTTACCAATTGGAGTTGCTTTATACATAATAGTAGCATACTTTCTTGCAAATTCTTCTAAAGCAGAAGTTGTATCTACTGTTAAATAGTCATAAGGATATTTACCATGTTCATTATAATAATTATCTAACTTTTTACCAAGTTCTTGAATAATTATTAAAGGATTGGATTTATTCTTACGAACAATATCAATAACATCTAACTTAACACATTCCACAAACTCTGCTCCTTGCTCTAAATCAATAATTAAGTTATTTGGTAACTTGCTTATTGTTTCTGTTTTTCCGTGCTTTAGTATGAGCAAATACTACTAAACGTCTTGGATTCTTTGTTGTTACTGTACTTGTTGTTGGTAAATCAAACATTGTTTTTAAATTTATTTATAAATGTTATTAGTTCTGTTGTTTTTGGTTTGGGTAGTTCAATAAACTTATTACTGACCCCATCAAACCACATTCCTTTTGCTAAACCTGATAATCCATTTCTATGTTTAATAACATGAACAGATCTAAAGTTATCACCTAACTCTCTAGTATTATAATCTAAATATGTATTTAGACCATATTTAATAGGATTAAATAATCCAATAGTTACCATATAATCCCTACCCACGAGCAAATTATCACCAAGTTTAGTTTCTGAAGGTTCTAACCTTCCAAGTTTAAAATTGTCATTGTTCTCACCACTCATTTGTTGTTGGTGTACTGATACTGCAATAGAATTATATCTCTTACAGATTAATTTAATAACGTACTCTGACCATTTACCAATTGCTTGATGTAAATTGGTTACTGGAGCAAATTCATTTTTTTCAGGAGCAAGTAATCCTATATGATCTGCTACTACAACTAAATGAAAATCAGGATCGTTATAGACAAACTCTTTCTTGGTAATCTCATTACCAAATTCATCTATAATAGTTTCCCCTTTAACTACTCTACCAAGTCCTTCCAATTCCTTTTCTACAGTTTTTAATAATCCTGTAGGATTTGAAACACTATCATACACAATGACATATTTCTTCATATCTTCAACTTCAGGAATTACTTCTTGAATTTGTTGATAATCCTCTTTAGTCATTCCTTTATGATAGCCTTTGTATTGATAGTAAGTTAAGGCTTTACCAAATCTTTCTCTAAATCTATCTAACAAGATAGTTGTCCAGAAATATTCTGCTGATTCCTCTAAAGCAAAATATACCACTTTAAATGGAATATTATTTTCTTTACAGTAATGGTATACCCAATCTACATAAACGTATCTGGCAAATTTACTTTTTCCGGGAACCAGTTGCTCCGGTTACACAATAATAAGTACCTCTAATTAATCCCGGTAAGAATTTAGATAGATCAGGAAATAATCCTTCTATGCTAATAAACTTCGGATCTAAATGGTTTTCCATGTTTCCTCTTGATTTTGATATTCATCAAAAATAGTTTCTATCCTTGATTTGATTTTTCCACTAACAGGATCAGTATGATAAATAAAGTTATCAGCATTACAAGGAAGTTTAGCATTTTGTAAATACCACTGAGTTACTTCAAGAATGTCATCAAAAGATTTATTATTGGTAGCACAATACTTAGATATATCATCTATGCATGTTCTTTTATTACCCATTCCACCTGTTCTTACAGATTTAAACAATCTTCGATATTCATCAATTCTTCTCTCAACCTCATTATAAATACTATCATCTAACTCAATACCTTCCTCACCCTCATATAATCCAATCAAACATACAATTTTACCAGAATTATGATCTCTATCAATATACTTGTTTTTTGATAAAACTCTGTATATATCATCAGATGTAGATACATCTAGATCGTGCTTAATTGCCAATAAAAATGCTATTGTTTCATCTGGATTAATCCCCTTGTTGTGGAACAGTGCTTTTAACCCACTCTTTAATTCCATCATTTATAATTGTTCCATTTTCTTCCCCTTCAATAATCATCATAGCATTTAGAACAATAGCAGATAAATGATCTTCAGATTTATTATCAGCCTTTAACTGAAGATAGTGTCTGAATATTGCATCCTCTAACTCTGTTCTAGATAATGGTAACAGATGATTATGTACAGGATATTTTGATTTATTCTCTTGCCACCTGATATTAACTCTAGTTAATGCTTTCCATAAGAATGAATCCCATTTAAGTTTACCATCAGATTCTTTTTGAGCACCTCTAAATATTCCTCTTAAATCACCACCATCCCAAGTTTGACCAGAAGTACCATAATTAACTTTAATAGTTAAGTCTTCCTGTTTGGAAATATTCATCTTTCTCTCTATTTAAATCATGTTCTGCTCTCAATTCTTCATACTGCTCTTGACGAATCATATCATCAACAGTTTCATATGGATCATTAGCATCTACATCAAGATAAGTTTCATCATTAAATTCTTCTGTAGGAAACTCATCATACAATAAAGTAATATCATACAATTCTGTAATTACTCTAATAAAAGCATCTCGAATTGGTGGTGGTGCTTTAATTGATGATTGATTTTCATACAAGAATACAATATCCTTATTATCCATTAACCAAGCATTTTATTTTGATCTTCTGTTGCAAAATCAAAATCCTGATAATCATTTTGATCTGTAAAACTAAATGTAATACGATTACCTTTCTTTCTTTTACGAAGATCTAAATTTAATTCAGCACATGCTTTACGAATTAAACCTACAGACACTTTGGTCTCAAATTCTGTGGAAAGTTGTTGTGCAAAATCTTCAATAGATGTGGTACTGTTGTACCAAGTGTTAAATGTGTCTCTGTTAAACTGAAAGTTTTTCATTCTTTACTTTTTTATTACGTGGATAAATTTTTGATTCAATAAAATATTGATCCCACACAGACATTCTAAAGTCATGTAGTTGATCTGCTAGTACGGATTTTAAGGCTATATTTCTAGCCTTTTGTTTACAGAAGTATTGATATGGATAATCAACTACTTCTCTAATTTCAGGATTGTCATAACCCTGTTCTTTGGTATAAACTACGCATTCTACCAAAGTCTTTCTCCGGGAATGGTAATAGCCAAATTTTACAATATACTTTATGTCATTGTGTTCTACTATCATCAAATTCTATTTTGTAAAGGGAATTTCCATTATTCCCCTGTTTCCTTAATTGACTTAGTTCAAATTCTAAGCCTTTCTTTTTAATACCTTTATTACCTTTAAATCTCATCCTAAGCACTTGGGGCATATACTCTGATATGTTGTCTCCAAGGTTAGGAAATTCCCAAATTAATGGTAAGTCTGTTTTCAGGTATTCATTGCTATATCTAAAGTTCCAGAGATCTTGATAAGTAAAAATACCTACCAGAATCTCTGGTTCTTTTAAATACAGTTTAATCATTATAATAACAATTTCTTACTTCTAAAATTAAATTATGTTTAACTTCTAAATCGACTCCATCAGGTAAATCTGATTTACTAAATAATTCATCCATTAATTGAATTTTATCTTCAGCATCTTGAATAATTTTTTCTAAGTTACATTTACCTTTTCTAATATCTAGTAATTCATCTCTGTTAGGTCTGAATACTGTTAAATTACCTGTTTGTGCTATTTCTAATGCACAATCAATTAATCTCATACAGTGCATAATATTCTTACCATCAATCTGTTGACCATGATTATCTGTATCAACATATCTATCAGTATTTCTATTCTCTAACCATGTTAAATATTCTGTATGCTTTTTACAATGAATAGAATAAGCATCTGCATTGTAATACATAATACCTAAATGTTGACCTACTTGCTCTTTAGGAATACTTGATAATCTAATTTCATTAGAATTTTCTCGAATAATACCTTTATAGTCAAATCCTTGATAACCAGTATTAGTATCATCTCCATATTGCTTTGGATAATCATAATAAACATAATAGCAGTTAGGCATATGGTCTATTGCACATAATCCACAATATTCTTGCTTTAGATTTTCCTTTTTAAGATATTGAGAAATAGGAATACTTCCACTTTGATATTGAATATAACAAAAATCTAGTGGAGTCTTTCTAATTGTTTGAGATTTCTCCCAATTCATCTTTTTATCTAATCCTTTAGCCCTTTTAATTTGACCTACTGCGTAACCACCAAAACTATTCTTACATTGTTTAGTGAGAAATAAAAATCTATTATCTCTAAGAATTTGAAATGCTGGAGAAGTTTGTTTAATACAACTTTCATCAGCAAATAACATTTCTAGAATATTAGGATTAGCAGAGCCACATAAATCAACAAATCTTCTAACTTCATAATAAGAAGTATCTTTATCTGGATTTAATTGTTCTTGATATTTTACTCCAAGTAGATCATCTCTTGATTGACAATAAATTCCTTTATAATCCACGTCGCTCACACCCGGAATATTAGTACCATATGCCACACTACCAACTATACATTCATATATTTTATTCATGTGGTGGTAATTGAATAATTCGTTTTAAACTATTATCAGATGATATGTGAGTTAATTTGTTAAATTCAATTATACATCTACCACCATCTAATTCTTCAATACATTTCTCAGTATACCAAATGGCATATTCAATTAGGGCTTTTTCTACATCCTCATCATACCATTGTTGATCTGCATAATGATCTGTATCAATTCTGTATTTATCAAGTAATTCTTTTATTTTGCTCATAATTTTTCTGTACCATTAGAAATATTTAAATAGGTCTGGTAATTTCCAGTTTCTTTTAAATAGTCAGCAATCTCACCTTCTAGTTTAAATTCCTCGTCCGTTTCTTTACCCAATTTTCTTCTATTTCTTAATAGAATAATTAATTGAATTAGCAGTTTGAGTTCTGTAGACATAATTTAAGAAGCGGGTTTATTCTTAGTATTGTTAAGTTTTTTCTTTACACTTTCCAAATTACCTTCTACTATTTTTAAAATATCATTTGTACGATCTCCATTTTTAAGACCTAATTCTTTTGCAACCTCTGGATCAACATCTAAATAATTAGATCTATAAGAAACAAATACTATCTCTTCTTTTTTCTTTACCATTTTAAAATAATTCTAATTGATTGTGATTTTCTAATCTAGAAATCATATCATTAACTTGTTTCAAGTAAAATGGTAGATGGACATTATATTTTTCAAAAGGTTGTTCTATATGTTGATTATACAACATTACTCCATTCCCTTTAAGTAAGTGATGTCTCTTACCATCTCTACATTTATAAAGATATGATCCTCTTCTAGAAACATAATATCTGTTTAATCTCTGTGGAATTCTTTTACCATCTAATTCTACATAATAACTCTTATCTACTTTTTGACTAGCACAATACAAGAATATATTTTTGTAATTATGAATTGCTTGTTCTGGTCTTATACCTTTAATAAAATAATCATGTAATAGATTTGGAACAATTAAAAAGTCAGTAGAATTACCTAATGCCGGTTTTCTAACAAACTCTCCTTTCTCTTTTACCTGACCATACTTATTAATAGCAATATAAGAATTAACAGAACTAAATACTATTTTAGTATATTCGTCATGCTCAAATTCTAAATCAAATTTAGATTCTGCTCTTTTGATAATATCATAATACAATTCTTCTTGTTCGTTAGATACTTCTACTTCTAAACCATCAGTATTGCATGAAAGAACAGTAATGTTATTAATAATACATTGTTCAATAACCCACATAATAATTAGTTGTCCCCCGACTCGAACTTTCATAATACCTTCTGGATAGAATAACCATGAATGTTCTGAATCTAAGTGACCTGATGTACCATTTAGAATTACTTTATAGAAAGCATCAATAAATTTCCATTCAGTCTCTTGTGGAGTACCTTTATATTTCTTAAGATTAGGTTTGGTTTGAGTTATTCTAAAATCTTTAAACTTAGTATATTCTTGTAGTACTTCTGGAAATCTAAAAGCATTATACTTAATAATTCTATTTGGATATAATGAAGCAACATCAGAAGTAATAATTTTATATCCTTCTCTCTGTTGATAAATTTCATTATTATTAATGGCATGAATACCACCAATACCTACAGATATTTTACAACCATGTCCATTACTAAAGATTATAAATTCTTTACTAAAAGAATCTATACTATTCATCCATTGATTATAAACAGATATAAATGGTTCAGTAGTAAATCCAAAATCAGTATCACTGAACAAATCACCAAATTTGATTGTAGACCTATCAAATCTTAATCTAGAAACATCTTTTTTATTCCTACCAGTAATCTTACAGTAAGAATTAATAAGTGCTTCAGAAGCAATTTTAGGAGCATCCATAGACCAAGCATTAATACCAAAATCTTTTACAATTCTTGCCCTTAATTGAATTGACCCTAAATCCCCCAATTGAACAGTTGTTTTACTACCTTCTAACTGGTCACATAATAGTCTTAATATACCTAAATCATGAACAGAACAGTAATGATGAATCTCATCTATCTGTTCTTTAGTTAATTCTCTAATATCTGGTGGATATGGTAACTCTTGAACTACTGGATAATTTAATTGAATACCTAAACCTTTAAGGCTAATCTTTTTACTAACTCTTAATAATTTAGCCCAGTACAAATATAAATCTATATGAGTTATTTTATTAAATCTTGGATGATTAACATATTTGTAAACAAATAATTCATCTTGTGCATTAATTAAATCATCTGAAAAGCATTTTGCTTGTGTACAAAAGAAGTTCCAATCCTTACCTATAAACCAATTATTCTGATCTAGATATGTTAATACTGCAAAGTCATATCTTATACCATTAAAATGGATCATAAATCCTTCATAATTTCTAAGATAATCTTTTAGTGCTATTCTATCATCCTGAAACTCATTAACAGCAAAGTATAACTTGTCTCCGGGATTGATAGTTCTCTAAACTCACTTCAAAATGAGGATAGAATACCTCTATATCAATTAGTGTTTTCATTTATTAAATTTAAAGCATTAATTAATCCTTGTTCTAAAGCCTCTTCATAACTATTAAATACTTCATCAGAATTAGTATTCCACTGTATAGTTCTACCTTTATCATTTTGAATATAATATACCCAACATTTAGTAGGTTTGTCTATAGTAGTACCAATACATATTTGTATGTGTAAATTATGAACTTCTCTTAACCATTTTTGAAGTAATGATTGAGTAGGAGCAGAATTAACGGTTAAGTAAGAACCCTTAGTACATCCCCAACAACTGTTATTATCTTTATTTACTACTCTACCATCATTCCAATTTTCATTTAAACTATCAGCATCAAAGTAATAAGATTCTTCATTACAACCACTATCCTCAAAATTAACTATTAACTTTTCATCTCGGTAATATCTTGATACTGGAATATTAAATCCTTTTTCTTTGGCTAATTTAGCCGTTTCCCAACTAATTATCTGATCCATCTTTAATTAATTTAATCATATATTCAATACAAGCAATTTCAGCATCTCTATATTCAGAATGAATATGAGTTACATTAATAATTCTTGTTGGTTCTACTTTAATATTATAATCATATCCAGTAGATGTCCAAGTAATTGTTGAATGTAATTTGTGTTTAGTTCTAAACCATTGAAATACTTGATAATATGTTGGAACAGCAATACTATATGTATCTTCTTTAGAATTTTTATAATACTTTTGAATAGACCTAATGGTAAACCCAAAAACACGTTGCTCATCAAAACAACCTAAACATTCTTCATCAAACCCAATTTCTTTTAATTGTTTAGCAATATTATAATCTACAAATTCTGTCATATCAATTCCATTTTTGTTGTATGAAAATACTAAATTGTGCAAGTCTATGATAATATGTTTGTTTGTCCAGAATAGCATCAAGATGTTCTTCTGGTTTAACTCTGATAGATTCTAAATATTCTTCTTCTAACGGAGTTAAAAACATAGTACTAATAAACTCGCCAAATCTATACGATGGTACTGCTCTACAGACTTCTGGTGGGATACTATCAAACTCATCTTCTAATTCTTCATCAATCATTTTATCTTAGGTAAATAAAAGTGAGTAATAGTTTTATGATTATATGCCCAACCAGTTCCATTATATGTTTCAAAATGTACTTTACCGTCTCTAACAACTAAATATTTACCATATTCTAATTGCTGTCCAGTATAATCATTTAGATTTAATTGTTGTATCATTGTTAAAGAATTTTTTAGTTGCTTCTTCAATGTTATGTAAATCTCTCATTTTATCATCTCTAGACTTTTCAATCTCTGGAGTTTGAGTAAGATTTTCAGATCCTAATAATTGCTTTTTTCTAAAATCTATTACAAACTTTTGTTGTTGTTCTTTATTTAAACTCATTTTACATATCTTGTTTTATAATGTTCTGCTTTTTCAGCAAGATATTCAAAATATCTATCTAATTGTTGTTGATTAAAGTTATCAACATCTTCTATTGAATTAAGTTTAATAGCAAAAGATTCAGCACTTTCACTACTTGAAAACCATTTATCAGACCGTCCAAAAGAATCATATTCATCAATAGTATCCCAATTAGGAATCCATCTATAATAAGCATATTCAACATTCCATCTTCCATGACCATAACCTCTATTATATATAAGCCTAAGTTTAAATTTCTTTTTGGGTAATTTAAAAATATTCATAATCTTTGTATTAATTGTTCTATTGATATTTCCAAATATATCCTCCACAAGTTTTTAATTTACCTTTTGCACAAGCAGATATTCCTGATTTAAACAAATTAGTTTTCTTACTTGCTTCTGTGACTGATTCATAAACCTCTATCTCTTGTAGAGTTTTTGAACAGATTTGAATAACTCGTTTCCATGTCTGTTTATTTGTGGTTCTAATCTTTCTGTTAGGATTATTCCTATAAGATTGATTAGGAGTTTTTCCTCTCTTAGAAAAACTAATCTTTCTTTTAGTTTCTTCTGAATGAACTAGACCAGTTTTAATTAAAATCATCTTTTTACGAGTTTCTTCAGATCTTTTAATACCTAATACACTTCCAGCCGTTCTACAAATATTGTATTCAGGTTGATAGAAATCCATATAATACTGTTCTAAAGCAATTAGTTCATTTATAGGACATTTGATTAGTATTTCAAAAAGAAATGCTTCTCCCTTGTATTTATTCCAAGCATTCTGTAAATACTTAGAATGATGCTTATTGCTTTTTAGATTTGCTTTATGGAGTCTCCAACGAGCCTTTAAATCTACAGCACTTCCCACATAAATCTTACCGTTAACAAGATTTCTAATTTGGTATATTCCAGAAGTTAATTCTTGCATATTTTTGATATAATTTCATCAACTGATCTGCAATATATCCAATCTACTAATAGTCCTTCAGTAGCGTTTTTAAACCAAATTTCCTCCTGAGTATTTGATGTTAATAGTAATATTACAATTCCTTGATCCTCTGCTTTTCTAAGCCTTCCTAAAATTTGAATTGTAGGAACAATTTTTCCATAATATGAATGATATATTAAATTGGTAAGATTTGGTATATTTTCTCCCTGTTTTAACATCTTGTTGCTACAAGTTACCATTGTTTTACCTTCTTTAAAATCTCTCAAATCTTGAATAAGATTTTTATTTGTTTCAACAATAGAATTAGGACAAATTTCTATTAAAGACTTATTATCTAATCCGAAAACTAAAGTTTTTCCTTCAAGTTTTGTAACTAACTCTTTAACTATAGGAATTTTAGAAGGAAGAGCATATAAGAATCTTGCTCTATTTGTAGCACACATTCTAACATAATCATCTTTTCCTTTAGTATTAGGCATAAATAAAGCCTTTTTAAAAGTTTTGTCTAAATATTCATACTGCAATTTTTCAGAAATATGCCATTGTTTGCCTTTAGCTCCAGTAAGAAAATTCTTTCTGGTATCTAAATCATGTTTTAAGATAAAAAACTTAGTATCTCTAACATTATCATCTTCCCTAGCATTATTTATATTATAAGTATAAATAATAGGACAAAATCTTTTTAGATAATCAAATTTTGTTGATTCTTCTTTCTGAATAATATATCTGGTTTTTCTATCTATTGTAGCACTTAATCCTAGAAGTTTAACTCCGTCTAAATTACTATTTAAAATAAATAAAATTCTTTTATCACTTAAGATTTCATGAATTTCATCCAAAATAATTAAAGTAGACTTACTATTAGGAAAATAATACTGTACGTTGAATTTGGCTGCACTTTGATAAGTTATAAATTTTACGTTATAACCCTCTAAAGGATCAATTCCATAAATTTTTTTATAAAAAGCAGCATCTTCAAGTACAGTATTTTTCCTAACAATTGTCTCTGACAAAAATAATAAATTTGTTCCTTTAGGAAGGGTTGCTAAACATTTGAACCCAACCCAAGTTTTACCCAATCCAGTATGTAACTCGATTGTTCCAATTCCGGGAATTATTAATCCACTGTTCTACTGCTAAATTCTGTATTTCTTCACGCTTCTTGTCTATCATAATATTTTTTTAAAGACCAAAAATTTTGGTAATTTTCTAAATTAAAATACTTCCTTGCGCAATCATCATGAAATGCTTGTAAATGATTCCAAAAATCAGAACTATGGCCTCGATATTCTTCTTTTAAAATGTTATCAGAATTTTCTTCTAATAAAGTAAAAGCCGACAGATCTTTATCTCCATATAATTTTGGATTTATCATACATCTGCCAACGGCACACATTTGCTCATTAGAACCATAATATACACATTTACTTCCAGCAGAATTATACCCAAAAGGATTATTCTTATAATATTCAACTGTTTCTTCAATTATTTCTTGCTTTGTCATATTGATAATTTCTTTAAAACTGTTACTAAATTGTTATACCATTTAGGAAATAGAACCATAAACATAAATATTATAATTCTAACAATCATAATTGGTAACCAAAATATTGATATTAAAAAAGCCTTAGCCTCTGGACATTTATCCATTACTAAAAGACAATAACTAAATGCAAAACCTAGCATATAAATGATTCCACTAATTACTGCTGTAATCATGAGTTAACTATTTTTAGTTTAGATTTATCTTTAGTCCTTCTATATCCAAACATTCCTGATAATTGTATCATTGTTGCATCATACATTCCTCTAGGCCAATCTGATAGATCTCCATTTTCGTCTATTGTAATAACATGAATAATAGAATCTTTTTCAAATATAAATTTAACTTTATCTATACAATCTCGTTGTAAGGCTAAAGTTCTAATATTATTTAATTCTAAATCATTGTCAATTATAAACTGAGGCTTATCATCAAACCAAAATGCTACATCAGGAAATGTATATTGTACCTCTTTTTTAGTTATCATAGATTTGGTCTTACAAATTTGTTATAAAATTCAAGAGTAACATGATTAAATTCAGTTTCTCCTTGCAAACAAATAGCAATCATATAACATTTCTTATCAGTATCATAATATCTTAAGCTCTGATTATAATAATTATATTTAGACCCTCCTTCTTTACTAACTAGATGATCCGGTTTTAAATAATCATTCTCTGATAACATGTTCATTATAGCCTGAGAGAACATTCTAATTGGTACCTGTACATAACTAGACACAGATATACAATTACAATTATTACTTAAGACACTACGATCTTTAGTACATAAAGATTGATAACCTTTAAATCCAACGAAATCATGTTGAATAGTAAATGAGTATTCTGATTTATTATCAGATTCATCTAACTCAACTTCAAATACTTTGTCTGATATTTGCTTAATTATTTTCATACAATTGATTTATAATAATCATAAACTGCTTTCCATTCTTTAATCAATGTATCTTTTTTACAACCCACATTAATTTTCTCAACTACTATGTTATAAGTAAACGGATCGCCTGTTGTAGTATTCCATGATTTTTTGGTATCTAACCATTTATCTTCAGGACGATAATAAATACCTTTCTTAAATACTTCCAATTCAAAATCTCCTGAACTAGAAGTCATTTTAAAGATTTTAGGTACATTATTAAATTGTTCAATTTCCTCTAAAGTAGCAAGTCTTTCAATTTTATCGAAATCTCCATTACAATTTGTAATATGATCTTGGTTAACTGGTTTCCACTTACTTAATGTCACACCAGATTTATAAATCCCAATATAAGAAGTTAAAGAGTTAGAAGCAATAACATAATCTCCCATTTTAAACTTGGGCTTGTTATATTCTTCAATTTCTTGTGGTGTAGCATGTCTCATCTCTGTTTTACTACTAAATCCGTACTTAGATATTTTATAACTTTTTCTGTCAGACACAACAATATGCTCAATCTTTCCAGTAAAAGGAAAGATAACAGGATTTTCATTATCTAAAGGATAAATTCCGCCAGCACCAGAATCCCAATTTGTAGGTTTCTTTAATATTGTTACAATATCTCCAATTTTAAATTCAGGTTGTTTATTCTCTTCTTGAATCTTATTCCATCTATCCATATTCTCTTTCATAAAGTCTAATGCTTTACTCCAGTCTTGTGGAAGTTGAAATTGGAATATTTTGTTTTTTGTAAAATTATTATAAACAGGATCTTTTCCAATACGACCTACAAACAGTGTTTTAAATGCTATACCACTTCTTAGAATTGTTTGTTCGTCAAAATTGTTATAGATTAATGTAAGATCTTCTTCATCTTTAGAAATATAACCATTATGACCAAACTTTTCACAATCTTTACAAAATGCTTCAAGATGATATTTTTCACCTTTTATAATTGGTAACCCTAATAATTCTGTTTTATTCATTTTATTATATTCTTTTAGAAAATCTTTAATATTTATTTTTGTATAACCTTTTTGAATTTCAGACCAACTGTGAGAACCCCAAACAAAGTTTTGCTTACAATTAACAGCAGGAAAATGAAAGTAATATTGTTTCATATAAAATTCAGTATTGTTTAACCATTTTATAATTTCAGATTCCTTTTTAATCCAATCTTTTAACAACTGTTCATCCTCTAAAGAATCACAACATATTGCGTATTTATTCATTTTGAAAAGAATTTAACAATTAAACGAATTAATCTATAAGAAAAAAACACCGGCCAAAGAACACTATAAATAATCAAACTTATTTTATAAGCCTTGACTCTTTGTTCTCCACTTGACTGTGGGAGCATTCTTTCTGCATTTTCAAAGTATGATTTTCTGAAATCAGTATCAATAAATTCAAAAAAGAATAATGCTACAAGAAAACCTATTAAATAATTTATTAACATTTTTTACATTTAAGTTGTGAGAATGAGTAAGCAAAACACAGAAATGCTATAAATAATACTATTTTAATTATCATAGTTTTCTGGTTTAAAGAAAAAGTAAAGAGTAATTAAAACCAATATAAACACTGTAATTTTTAGTACCATCATAGTAATTTAATTTCTTCAGTAACAGTAATGATTTCAATAGATTGAATTGTATGAATACCATACTCACTACTTGGTATGAATTCATTAAAATAATCTACTTGTTCTTGAGTTAATAAACCTGTTTTAACGTATAATAATTCTGGATTATGGCCAGAATCACATTCGTCTGTTTCCCAATTATGTCTGTATTCCCACTTACCCGTTTGTTGGTATAACTTATGTCTGTCTTGTAGACATTGAATTATAGGCTGTAGTTTTAAAATAGTTTCGTCAGTAATTAATGATTTTTGAGTAACATAATCGGCATCATTCATATCTGCTGTTATAACAATATATTTTTTCATATTTTTAGATTAGAAGTTAATTTCAACCAAATTACAAATAAAGCAACAGATACTTGCATTAGTCTTCATCTTTCATGGCGTTTAAACCTTTTAACAAATCTACAACTGGCAAGGTATCTGCCAACAAGAGTTTGTCATTTTTTGTAACAATTAATAATGCTGTATCAGGATCATCGTCTCCTATTACACAAGAAAACTTACATTCTTTAATTCTGCCCACATATCTTGTTGCAGCATCTTCTGTATTTTCAAAACATCTATCAGACTTAAAACCTAAGTCTTCTAATTCTTTATTCATATTATTACGTTGAATTTAAAATAATACAATAAGCAACTGATGCTATACTAGCATTATCTAAATATTTGAACAGTTGGAAAATCTGTATGTATTTTATGACGTTTAACATATCTATAATGTTTAGAATTTTTGTTAGTATTATCTGACCAGTAATGTATCTTTCGATTAGCAAGTCTATGCCCATTAATAACACAAATAGCCATATAGATATTTTCAATATCCAAAGGGTCTGTCTTATTAACACTAAAATCTTGTGGTCGATATATAAACAATCCTGTAAATTGTTTTGGTGCCAGCAATTGTTCTTGAATAGAAGTGCCATTACCGTTATAATTATCTTGTACCCTGTTCCATACTGCTTCCATCACAAGATGTCTTTCTTGCCAAGATAAGTTTAAACACTCATGTTTAGCAATACCAGCCAATATAAGAGCAGGATCATAATGATTTAGATTATCTCTAGTAAATTCAATTTTAGATGTCTCTACATTAAGCAGAAACATAATGGTTAACATTATAGACATTATCTATTAGTTTAGTGAACAATAAAGGATTGGCTTTACACCATTCCTCATACTTTCTTTTACCTAGCATACTAGGTGTTTCCTTCTGAATAAAATGCATTACATATCCTGCTTTTAGTTTAGGATTGATCTCACTTTTAATTAGCATATCTAATCTAGCCATTCGTAATTTATGTTTGGCTACAACAACTGATAAATGAAAATCTGGTTGCATTATATTTCTTTGATTATCCAAATATTCTTGATAAGTATCTTGTAACAGATTTACTTCCCATTCATTATCTGGATACTGTCCTACAGGTCTGTCGTAATATGAAGTTTCTTCTGTTAAATCAATATTATCATCATATCTATGACCAAGAACATTAGGAACAACATAATCTCCAAATTCTTGAGTTGTTACATTAATTGCTTTCCAGTGCTCAACCACATAATATTCATTCTCTTGATTAACACGTTTATCTATTGATCCTTTATTATCTAATGAATGACCAATGAATTGAACTAACTGTAATTGTATAGGTTTAGAAAAACAACGTTTCTTAAAACCATCTACTACATCATCTATCCTGTTATTTACAGGTATTACTTCTTTTTCTTTCATAAAGGTCTAATAAAAACCCAATATGCCCCATAGAGCATATCAGGTTTAAAATTAATGTTTTCTTTGATTATATTCAATGATAGTATCATAACTATCAGCAATTTCATCTAAACCTTTCTCCCTTTTAGGAAGTTGGTTCAGAGCAATTAATTTTCTGATTGTTGTTCCTGTAAAGAACATTTCTAGGTTATTGAGATAAGTCTCAACCTCTGTTCTTTTAGTAGGATTCTTTGTTGCTTGATGTTCCTTTGCTAATTCTCCTATACAGAAGATTGCCAAAGTACTTCTTGCCTTAGTACTTAGTTTTCTGACAAACTGTTGAAAGGCTGGAGCAGCATCAGTTACTCCATGATTATATGCAAACCAAATTCCTGTTTTGGTAGGCATATTTTTATTGTCAATTAATCCATTACTAACTAACTCCTTAACTACTTCTGGAGTTAAGTGATAGTTAGGCATCAAAGATATGTCCTTAACATATTCTTGATCCAATGGATTTTTACTGTGATACAATACTAAAATATCTAAAGCAGACTTTGCTGCTAAAGAAATTCTGATTAATTTCATAGTTCGTCGTTTAATATTAAATAGGTATCACTCCATGCATGTGCTATTGACGCACATACTTTTGGAGAGTTTAGATTATATGGATCTGGATCTGACCAGCATTTTTTATTTTTCAATGCCATCATCAAGTCTTTCGGTTCTACCCCCAATTTGTTGTTGATAGGCAGGTTCTTGAAGTCCCAAGGCTGAATTAACTTCTCCTGATCCCCCACATTTATAGCATGTCTGCTGGAGTTCTGTTTCTGCTTTGCCATGCCAATTTGAATTATAAGTCGCTTTAACTTTTGTTTTTCCTGTGCCTCTACAAGCATCACATTCCATAAGAGATATTATTAAAAATGAGAGGTACAACCTTTGTCATACCTCTCTTTATTAAACTAAAGGATTATCCTTTCATATCTGTCTGAGCAAACTCTTGAACATCAGCCAATGCTACTGCATCAGCATAGTCAAGACTATGACCAGCAGATTTAAATACACGGCGTACTTCCGTCTCAAAGGACGGATTAGTAGTATCACCAAGTACAATTGCACTATAAGTGTTAACCATGTTAACATTACCTGTTGCTTTATCCGTAATAGGATAATCTGGAACAGTACGAGTAACTTTGGCACCAAGTACATACTCACCTACTTTGAAATTCCAACCAAAATCTTGAGTTGGAGTAGGAAGATTATTGGATTCCCATGCAATCATAGCACCTGTCTCACCTTTAGTAGTAGCATTAACTACCAATCCCGAAGGGAGTGTAACGGCTTTCTGATTGTTACCTTCAAATGTAAGATAAGCATATTTCTTACCATTTGTGTTTGCATGGGTAGAAGTACGAATGTCTTTCCCAATTACTTTGAGAACTTCTGGATTTTGACTCATTCTAATTTGTTTTAAACTTGTTTATAATTGATTTGAATTTATTTAAAAGTAATATGGTTATGTATAAGAGTCGAACTTATATTATAGGATGCCTCCACACCAGATCGTTACAGCGTACCTGAATTGAACAGTCTTGCTTACCACCAAGGCATAACACATATTACTTATTTATCTTGACTGGTCTTTTGGGGTCATTCTTCTATACCATCCTTTCGACGGCCCATGTTCGTATGGGAAACATCTAACTCTAAAAGAACCAGTTTCACTTTATTTCTTAATTATTAGCAAACACGGGATAAATCCTTTGTCTGCTTAGATATTCTGTACCATCTTTACGTTGCTTTTTTACAACAATAAAATAGTAATCTTCTTTAGAACCATCTTTCTTAGTTCTTTGTTTGTAATATACATTAACACCTGTTTCAGTGAATGTATCAAACACTTGTGCATCTTTTGTAAGAGATTGTTCAGTTACTACTTTCTTAGTAGTATAGTTTGCTTTCATTCCTTGTTGACAATGACCAATCAAAGGAAATGCTAAAAGTGCACCAATAATTGCGCAAGCAATAATAAATATTTTTACTCTGTTTTGTTGTTTCATAATTGAAAGTTAAAAGATTAACAAAATGCTCTATGGTATTTATTGTCACTTGAGCAGTATGGACAGTTTTTATTACCACTTTTACCTTTCTATAATACCTCATGGTGAGATAGTAAGGTTACTCACATTCTTATTTAAAGAGGACTTATAACGAGCGCCAGCAGATAATCGAAATCTGATCTTTGCTTCGGAAAGGCAATATCCTACCTTTGAACGACTGACGCAAGATTAAAAATAAACAGATAGACAAGACTGGTTACTTGCATTCAGCCTACAATGACTGATTGACCTTTACGCATTTCTATGAAATGTTTATCAGGCACAGTGTCTAATTCCACCACTATCTGTTTATATAATTTATTCTACAATACCGTTTGGAAAGAGTTCAGAACGAAGTCTTTTCAATCGAGCAATAACATTAATAGTTTGCTCAATTTTAACCTCAAGTGTTGCAACCGCAACTGGTGAGAAACTACGACTGTTCAAACTTTCTTCAAGTTGAGCATTCATTTCATCCAGTTTTGCCTCATTTGCATCAATGTCCTGACCAAATGTGCGGTAGGTCGAATTCACTAAATACTTGTCCTGTGCTGATCTCTTTTGATCTGATGTCAGGGACAAACGCTGTGCATATGTCATTGGTTGTACTGTTGCTGTGGACTTTGCCAACCAATAACCTCAAATTTATCTCCTACTTTAACATCTTTAGGAATGCTTATATAGTATTGTTCTTGTTTATTATCTTTCTTTGGATACTTCTTATAAAAGTCATCAAAGTTACCGCCATCAATTTTATACCAGAAAGAATTTCCTTCAGGTGTTTCTGTCCAATTAAAGTTGCCTACAATCTTACCAGCGCTCAAATTTTCTTTGAATTTTCCTGCATTTCCCTGTTCTTCTTGTCTCTCAAAGACCACTTTTTGTATCTCAATTGGTAGATTTGTTATCTTCATGTATAATAACAGTTTATATCAACAGTGAACACATGCCCTTCTACTAAAGTCACATAAAAACAGAATCCTTGCTCATCCTGATAAACAGGACAAACATATCCATTCTCATCTTCAATTGTATCAACTTTAATACAATTTTCAGTAAGAATATAATGTTCTGTCCAGTTTGGTTTGGTAAACAAATCTTCAATCTTTTGACTATAACTAGTAAAAGAACAGAGTAATAGAATTACAATAATTACTTGTTTCATACTAATTGTGCTTTTGGATTTAGAATATTAATACCTTTACCAAAGGTAGTTTTACCAGCACTACGTCTGCCTTTAAGTACATATGGTTTAGATACTATTTCCCAAGTATCATGTTCACCATTTTTCTTAATACCTACATACTTACCATCTTGTTGCTGACGGTGTTTAATTGCTAGTTTAAGACCATGAATTGATGTATGTGGTACTGATGTACCATCTGCTTTAATTATTCGTTTGTACGTCATTTGTGTGATGATTTAATAATTTTTGATGTGGACTCTACAGGGCATGATCCTGTAACCTTTTCGTTATGAGCGAACTTCTCTACCAATTGAGATAAGAGTCCGTTAAAAACAAATTCTGTAGTTCTTCAGAAACTAATAATAGTGTTTTCTCTAACTTAATATCGAGTTTGCATCCATATTATCCTTTCTTTAATTAACATCTGCTGAATCAGATTGTATCATTCCCTTTGTTTTTTGTTGGGACACTTCTTACTTTTACAACCTAAATTTAGGTTACTGCCTAAATCAACTTGTAATTTCAACTACTCCTAATGATACTAATTATTGAAAGGCAGAATTTGTTGTGTTTTATCTGTCAAGCGTGGGGGACTCGAACCCAAACCAATTGAAATTTAGAAGATTTCCGTGATATCCTGTTTCACCAACGCTCGAATTTACCTACTACAATTAAGTAGTAGGATTTAGTTACTCTTTCCACCAATGTGTAAAACCTTGATCTTTCATACGATAGAACCACGTATTATGATCTAATACATAACTAATAGCATCACCCTTTACAGGATGTTTAACTTTAATTTCAGTTCCACCATTAAATAAATCTTTAGCAAGACATCGTGGTAATTCTCTTTCAATTGAAATCCACATTAATTTCCATGTTGTGCAAATTTAATAATTTCAGGTTCGTAATAATTGAACCATAATGTTTTAAGAACACTAAGTAAAATAAACAGTGTTGATAGAATCATTAAACTAGTGTACATTATCTTCTGGTAAATTATTATCTGTTTTAGGATTTAAAATATCATTTACAGATGTAATTTCTTCCTTTGATCCTTCTACTTCCATCCAACCTGTACCATTACAAACAGGACATGGAACATCAGTAATTGCAATTCCAAATACTCTATATCCTTGACCATTACAGCCAGTACATTTAGTTAATTTCTTACTCATAGTTCATCAATTTGATCTGAATTAACAACATAAGCATTTCTTGTAACTCCAAGAACACCAGACACATCTGTACCATTCAGTTCTGATTTAAATGGTACTACTCTTGGATAATCTTTGTGTTGTGCTATTCTAACAGCAACATCTTCTAATTCTTGTTTGTTACTACCTTGACATACTTCTCTGTTAGGATTTTTAGAATCATCATTATACTTTACTTCAACTACTAAACTGTATTTTTGTGACATAATTATATTATTTTAAATTAATGTGCGTCGTTATAATCAGGTAAATAACTTAAATCACTTAAATATGGTCTAGGGTATTCTTCTTTCTTATTATCTTCAAATTGCTGTTCGTCAACAATACAGAAATTATAGAATCCGTTGTGAATAGCAGATTCAAGCATATCTTCTAATTGTTCATCTGTTGCCTCATGTATTTTTAACATAATAGCAGCAATAGCAAATCTTCTTGTTACTATCTGTGGTGTCTTAATACTCATAATTAAATTGTTATTCGTAATTCATCTCTAAAATAAATTATAAATCCATCACAAAACCAACTTCTTTGTTCTGTATAAATATATAATTCCTTCTTTATATTATTTACTCTTAGATAAAGAGCAATTCTATTGTTTAAATTATATTTTATTTTTGATAATTTATCAAGAGACATTGAACCTTCCCAATTACTTGATATTACTAATTCTTTTTCAACATTATATAAAACCGTTCCTTCAATAGATGTATAATAACCATTGAATTTGTGTTCTTTACAAAACTCTTTAATGATATTACCTATGCTTATTAAATGTTTTTCCATAGTATTTTTTATTAATAAAAACCCGCAAGTTTGTGCAACTTGAACGGGTGATAAATAATTAATTTGCTGGTACAAACTTACCTTTAAAGGTATCCCAACGAGCTTTGAATTGAAATTCCATAGACGTATATGTAAATACTACACCATCCATTTTTCCTCCAACTCTATCCCAAACCTGACTCAATACTTCAGCACAAATAAAATCACCGGGATGATGCAATGAAGCATATCCACGATCAATTTTATGTCCCAAACGTTTTACTTTAATACCATCAAATTGTTGCTGCAATGATTTCTCATCAACAGTACCAAGAGTATTAAGAATAAACTGGGTATAAACGGTCTTCGGATTGTACCAGTTTTCTTTGAATTTAGATTTGTCAATTTGCTCATGTTTATTAAACACAGGCAATCCACCAAATCCAGGATTTTCTTTAACCACTAACGCATAGTGATTTGCGGCTCCTATGCAACTTACTACTACTGTTGCACTACGGTCACCATCATTATTATAATTCATATTTTTATCTGTGGTCATATTGCCACATAACGGCATTACAATATGCATGTACAGCACCTTCAGTTAAACCTGTCTTATGACAGTGCTGTAAATGTATAGGATGATCTAGAAATCCTTTTGGAAATAATTTCCAATTAATAGATTTCATTAAAATAGATTGAGGAACAGGTTTTGTAAGATCAGAATTACAATACATACATAAACCGTTTTGAAGTTCTATATATTTTAATCTAACCTCTCTCCTTTCTGCTTGTGTTAAATCTTTATAATTTACAGGTTCCATATTATTTATTTATGTAGCGGGGAAGGGACTTGAACCCTCACGGTCGAATGACCACAGCATTTTAAGTGCTGCATGTGCTACCAATTTCATCACCCCGCCAATTTGTACTTAATTACTCAAGTACTACTTTGTATTTTTACCCAACAAATATGCCAAGGTTAATGCTTGATATACTGTTAGATTGTTGTCTATTACTGCTCGTTCTAAATCAGGAAGTGTAAGAAGTTTAGTTTTATTTATCCAAATAAAATGTAATTTATCATACACATAATACTGACCATTTTCCCATTTTGTTTCCATTATCCATTACCAACTTTAAAATCACCGCCAACACTAATATTACTGTTATTAACAGTATTACTACCATTTTGTGTATACATAGCAAGAATTAACAGACAATATAATTTTGCCTCATTATCATTTAACTGATGAACATATTGATTATTAAATGACATACCAATATGATACATAAAATCAGCCTCATGACCGTCACATTGAACAGTTGATATTTGATATATTTCATCTCGTCTAAATGGTGGTTTATAACCTATCCACCAATTACGGATTTCTCCATTACTAAATTTTATATGTGCTGACATAACTATTGTTTTTATAATTAAAAGATTGAGAAAAAACCAATGCACTTATGCCCTACTAGTTAGGCGGCCAGACAAAACCTCAATTATCTTAAATAATAAACCTCATGAAGATTTATTAATACATAAGATTTTTTATCACTATCACACACTATTGTATTGAATCATAGTATTCCATTACTGGAATAAGATCTTGAACGGATACATCTTTCTTACAACCAATATTAATTGTGTTCAAAGATACTTCCCATGCCATACCTGTAAAGTTATCAGGATTACTGGTATATTGAAGTTTGATCTTGGTCATGTTTATAATACGATATAAATCATGTTCATTAATCCACATATTTTGACTTGGAACATAAATACCCTTTTTAGATACTTCAACAATAAGTATATCACACAAATGTCTGACATTAAACTGTTTTAGATTATTATTGTATTGTTCTATCTCTTCAGGCGTAGCATGTCGAATACCCGAAAGTTTTATATCACCCCCATTTCTTGGATTTTTAGAGGTAATTACAAATGTTTTTCTAACTTCTTTTATTTGTACAATATCTCCTACTTCTAAAGTACATGATGATGTTACTTTAGGATCAACAATCACTATAATATCTCCTACTTTAAAGGATTCTTCATAAACAGGTGTGCACCATAAATCAAGTACTTGGGCATCATATAATCGTTGTTTAGCAATACTATTTGCCCTAAAATGACAGCCGTCATGAATATCATTTAAAGAATATTTTGTTACTTCTGTTACTTTTGCTGCAACATTAGCAAATTCTGGTTTGACTAAATAACCAATGATTTTTTTATCATTCATGTTTAAAAACTGTTGAAGTGTAATAGTTTTATATTCTTTATTTCTTTCTGCCGGATTCCAATGACCACCACCACTAATTGTATAGCGTAAAGAAGGACAATCGCCAGTCCAGAATGGTTCTCCAATACTTTTAAAATAATCTGATAATTCTTTACACCCTATAATGGCCCAATTATTATTCATTTGTAAATATTCTTGTAGAGTGATAATTCTTTCTTTTGGTTTATAGCAAAGTCACATCCAATTACCATTATCATCAATGGTATAATATTCTTCAAAGTCATTTCCTATAACAATTTTAAAAGGTTTTTCATCAATTAACTTTTGTTGTGCTACCCATTGTGCAAATTCAACAGATCCTTTAATACACCAGTTGTTTTTCATATTTTTAATTTAAAATTTTAAATAGTAGCGCCAGTTAGATTCAAACTAACATTTCTGATTTGAAAAATCAAGCGTCCTAATCAGTTAGACGATGGCGCCATAATATAAAAATATAATTTTAGTCTACATCCAAAATTATTAAAATGATGTTGATAATATTCTCACTATATTACTGTGGTGTTACACAAACTCAATTATATAATTGAGGAACCGGCAATCTTGAATATTATCAATTTTAAAAACTATCTGTGCATTTCCAAGTGCAATAATTACTATCTTGTATTCAAATCATAAGTCAAGAATATTACGCCATCTTATGAAGTTTTGTACCTCTCTGTGTACATTGGTATAACTTAGTAATTATTCTACCATCAACAACATCTGCTTGGACAGATTGTAATATATGCTAAGGCATCATATTACTGTTGACATTCGACAGATAGTATTATTTTTTACATAACAAAATCATTACAAGAATCTTCAAAGTCGTCTCTTTCCTTTTTACTCATATTCTTGTTATTTTCCTCCATTTTTTGAAGATCACGAATCTGCTGAATAGCAAATGCTTTATCTTCTGGATCCATTTCAGAATTATTTAAAATATCCTGAATCATTTGTTCATACGTTTTCATTTATAATAAATATATCTTTTTTAGATAAACGCAATATTGCCTTACCTTTAAATATCTCCTGAAGAACAGGAGAATTACAATCGGCCATTACATCAATAGAATAAAGTTTAGATAATCTTTCTATTGTCGATAAGTTAGGATTATTTACCAACCAATCTTCAATAGGAATAGCAGATTCTAAATCCAATTGTCTATATGTTGTCATATCAATCACATCATCGTTAAGTTTGATTTGTTTGTTAGCAAATCTCTGCCTTAACTCTGATGCAGGTATCATTAATTCAGAAATCATGATATTCTTTTTAAAATATCCAGATAAGCATTATGCTTAGCAATCAGAATTAATCTGGAATCACCATTACTATTTTCAATCATAGTGTTTAATGCTTTGACCTGATCTTCTAAATATACTTTTAATTCTTGTATGTTCATAATATTTATTTATAAAATTCAATATCAATACCCCAATATAACCACCACAAAACAATCATTTTCATATTGCCATGTAATATAGTAATTCTTGGTAATACTTCTAATTGATTATCAGAAAAAGAATTATCAAGTTTTATTTCTATATTTAATTTAAATATTTTAAATTTGTAGTACATAATTATAGATTTATAAATTAAAATTTGTCCCTTCCCATTTACTGTTTAATGAGACAACTCAATTTACCAATAGTATGCTAAGTGAAGTGAGCATTTGAATTATTGGATTTGGTAAGAGATACTAATATTCGAGTTACAGAATTTCTGACGATAATTCTATATTAGTATGTATTTTCTTAATTTCTTTTTTGTTTTTCTCGGAAGATTTTTAGAACCTTCATATAAAATATCAAAACTGGAAATACCAGAATCATATTGTATGTACAGTGCTTTATTATTGAGCATTGTAACTTTTTTTAAAAACTGAAATAAGTGTTGCATAATAAAGATTTATAGTTTAAAATTTAGTTTCTACGCATACACTCTCCTATCTCCTATGAAACTAATAAACAGTCTCGCGCGTCTTATATTTCTTATGTATGAGAATGTCCACAAGATGAACATTTCCTTACTACTCTCATTACTGGCTGACCAACTTTAGACCATGTGGTTCCAGATTGACCATAATCACCACCAAAATCTTCTGAACCAACCCATGTATTTTCTAATGCCTGTCCATCAGACATTAGACCACCACATACAAAACAAGTATTTTTAATAATCTCTTGTATTACTTGTGATGTAATAAATGATGGAAATATCCATTCTAATTCAAACAGCGGGTTGTTACCACCGATTTTATTAAAAGAATTAAACAAAGATTCTTTTGCTGCTATTTTACTAATATTAAAATTATCAAATGTTATAACAACAATATTTGATTTTACGTTGTGATGAAAATTAAATTGCATATCCGTTACAATTTTAAGTGTTAATTAATATTCCCATATTTCTATGGGCTGCACAATATTATATAAAGTTAATTACTCTTTATATAATTAAGATTATATATCATATAGGTAGTGCTTTTCACATTTAAAATGCCTTAGCGGCTGTTAACCTATTAACAAAATATAAAATTCAAAGTTTCCAACTTTGATGCCTTCATTGAGTATAGGATACTAAATATATGAAGTACGCACGAGATTATACTTCCGTTAGACGCCAGAACTGATATTTATATCAGTCTTTATATTATAACTCAACTTATCCAATTTAATGGCTCATATCATCCATTTCTGGTGAGTATATAACCACGTTGTTTAAGGTACAACTGTGGAAAAACCTATAATATCCGCAATGTTCTACATTGTATATGAAATACAGAGAGTGTATGCTTATCTCTTTACCAGACTCTTAACTGAATTTGTGTATTACCCTATTGGACAGGTATTATATTTTTACTAATCACAAAGACATCTCAAAGATACTTTATTAGCATAACTCACCACAATTCAAAGATTGCAGAATATTGTAAAAGTTCTTAGGAGTATATTTGCCCAACCGTAGTCAGGCCTTATTCTTTAACAGTCTGCGTGAAATGCGCCAATCATAATTGGTACAATAATAGGTGCAAATATAAACATACATGCTATAATTACTATATCATTAGTAGTTTTAGTTGGTGGTTCACCATTTGCAAGAAATCCTATCATGTATAGATAGCAAACAATACAATATAATGTTATCATGATTTTATTTATTATTTTAGTTTAAAAATACAGTTGATCTGACTGATTACACAATTGTAACTGACCAGATAGTACCTTTTCTCCAGCAACGTAGCAACTATATTACAATCAGTGTGCTGTCAATCATTGATATTATAATATACGGTATAATCATCCTAACTAATGATGGTGAGATGCCCTAAGACAGTTGCCCACTTCCATCTAAAATTGTATATATAATGATGAGAACATCTACACCATACTTCTGAATTGTTATAATAATTTAAAAATAACAGGTAAAACAATCAGCAAAGACTAATTGACAAACCCTGTTCAATAATATATCATCATCCTGTTAATTCAGGTTTCAACTGTTGATTTCCACACCTATAATTGTTAAATAACAATCAGGTAAACAGTTTCTATATTATTGTTTGTATTCTTTCCTCTGCTTGTATAATTATAGAAACTCTATGACTACTCCTTTCTTTCGTGAAATAGTATTTTCTACACATACTCGTTAATTATACTCGGAACTTGGAATCCGTATATTAATATATTTTGCTTGATTAGCCAAATCTTGTTTCTTATCTATTAATCTAGATTTAAACTATTTCCCGATTTGGAATATTAATATAGTAGCATTATAGAATGGTTATTTACTATTCTCGAAATAACCAAAGAGATATTTATTTATTTAATTCTTTGGATAATTTCTTTTCATATTTATCTAATCCAAATGCTGAATGTAATGTTGGATAATCATTGTAAATCTGCTAATACATCAACCAATGCTGATCTGTATAATGGTATTTTTTCATATTTATCCTTGGTTGCTTTAACAGCAATTGCCCAATTATCGGATGCTGTATTTGTATTGTGTGTTACTAAACACATATAATATCCTTCCAGAAATCCTGTGATTTCAATACCTCTAATTTCTTTCATATCTTAACAATAGTTTTATTGTGAGGTGTTGTATTCTTAGGTATAAATCTAATGTACATAGTATCATTAATAGAATACATATCAACACTATCGCCCGGTTGAATTTGATTGAACTCTTCTGGTAAATCTAAAAACTTGTTTCTATTATTTCTTTCCCATATAGGATCAAGAATGAATAATTGAGTTAAATCTCCAAGCACAATACCGAAGAATATCATTAATACGCTATATGATTTTTTCATTGTATTTCGTCTAATAAGTTTAATATTATAGGAATAATTAAACAAAACAATCCTACAATTATAATTACTGCTGCTATTTGATACATAGTGACCTTAGAATAAGGCGGCTGCGCCGCCACAATAATATATTATTAACAGAAAGAATGATATTGATCTGACCATATTCATCAAGGAATAATTAAACTCCCCAATAACTTTACCAGATAGTATGTTTCCTAACATAGCAATACCATTCTTCTGTTTATTATAACAAGTAAGCAGGTAAAACTAAAATAGTTTCATGTGACTAAAGAGGTAGAAACCCTTACTTACTTGTTAATATCTTATTTACCCTTCAACATTTGTTTTTTAACAATCTTATTAATCTTCTTGAGATCAGCAGTGAATGTTGAAAGATCAATGTAGATATTCTCGAATGGACGATACATGATACTTAGAGTTTAATAAGTTAAAAGAATAGTACCACAAGATCATACTAAGTTTAACTATTTCATGTGTTCAGGACACACTCATAGATGTTTTAAACTTGTGGTACTAATGTTTATTTAGCAGAATGAGAATGTATGCATTACTCCATTCCATGAGTATGTTACATCATCATCAGAAATAGAGATAATCCAGAATTGATCTTCGGGTTTAACTCCTAAATGCTGTTTAACTAATTGTGCAATACTCATGATATTTGAGAGTTTATGAAGGGTACTCCCAATTAAGAGAGTACCCATTGTGGTTTATGCAAAATCAGTGTATTCTGCTGCTTTTGCTTCAGTCAGAGTGCCTGGTTTATCTGTGATTTTAAATCGTTGTTCACCTGTAGCATTTGTTGTATCTGCAACATACAGATCATTGATAGGCAATGCTTGACCTACTTGAACGCCTTCTCCATATTCCTTTGCAAGATATAGATTTTCCGAGTGTTGAGCATTATTCTTATCAACGAGTGTGATGAATGGATAGCCGCTGGCATTCTTACGAACTTTGGACGCACTGGTAAAACCATTTTGCTGTGCGTAGGTAATCAATTTAATACGTGTGGACATGAGTTGAAATTTAATTGTGAATTTGAACATCTGGAATAGATGTTCGATTTTTTGAATATTGTGTGATTTGAATTGGGATAGAAATGGTTGGTTGAATAATAGACTAAACTATCATCAATTAGACTAAAAACATCCTAATTATTACTTCACTCTGTATTTAACAGGCTTGTGACTGTCATACACCTTATATATATGGTGTAAGGCTACATTAAAGTAAGGAACAGAGGACTGATGATCTGGTATTTTACTTTAGTTAAAGCAAGTGGCTGGTTCCAC